GTCCGTTGCTGTGAGTGCAGTGAAATCAGGCATTGCCTGTTACCTCAATTAAAGTCCTGAAACAGGACGGTAGACTGCCTAACGGGCAGCACGTTCCCAGGACTTCAATGCAATACCCAAGAGGGCAACTGCACTGAGGACCCGACTTTTGCTGTTGAAAGGATCCCTAATGTCCGGAAGCATGGACATAGGGATCGAGGTATCACCCGTGCGATCCAGCATGTACGTTCTGAGATACGACTTCATCGTGTTCTCAAACGTAGCACCGCTGAACGGCGAGTAACCTCCAATCCCAATCCAACTCAAATCCTCACGGAAGAAGTTAGATTGACTGTAGCCGGCAACCTCCCAACCGACCAGGGCGTCCAAACTGGAGAAATAATCTCCAAGCGGAAGGGCCCAGTCGGCAACGAAGGATACGGGAAGCAATTCCCAAGCTAGGGCTACGGGATTCAACAGACCAAGAGATGAGGCCGTGATAAGGGCTCTGTTCTCAGGTCGGAGATCGAAACGTACGAAGGAACCAGCGCTGACTAAGCCAAACATGCGACGCCACTCACGTGGGCCGCCAGGCAGATCAGATGGTTCAGTCGAGGCTTCGATTTTCCAATTCTTTGTAACCTTTGCCTTAATAGTCACGACATTACTCGGACCACTCTCAGCCTTATCAAGGGCTTCACAAGCACCGGATATGTCCGATGCAAGAGGCTTTACACCGTATTTCCAAGCCAGAACGGCTTCTTTGCTATTCTTCGGGTTTGCAGCGGAACCAAGGGTTTTAAGGCCCTGCTTCCACTGACCACGTTTCATCTGCAAAGCAGACTTCGTGATAGTCCCTAGAATAGCGGATACGGTTTGGGCGGTTTCGCGACGCTCACCAAAAGCCTGAGCAGCATTGAAGTCTTGATCTTTGACTTTCAATTTTGCCTTGATGAGGGCTTCGTTCGCGATTCCGACCGGGAACGACGTCGGCACGTCTTCATATCCATGACGATTATAGTCAGTGTTACGAGCGCCAATAGGATTTTCAAAATCCGAGGGGTAACCGGTAACAACATAACTATTGTCAACGATACGAAACGTGCCGTTGGGCCGTTCATAGTGCAGTTCATCCAAGCGGTAGGAGGTTGGCGGGATGAAACCCGAGGGTTTCTTTCGCCGAGGGTAGTCAGACGCACTTCTCAACGAGAACAGACAGTGGTTGACGTTATACGTCGTACCGGGATCACCCGAGTACGCGTGAACCGTCTCCGTTCTGGCTGAATCCGTGAGATAATTTGTGCGGTTGGCCATTGCCTCTTCCTCCGTTGGAACCAACAAGGACGTTGTTCTGCACAGCTATCCCCGCCGCAAGGCGGACAGGGTCGCTGGTAGGCTAATACATCCTACTAGTGGAGCGCTCGCGGT